CACCCTTAAATACAAAAGAAAAATGATTTTTTTAATTTTATTTGTAAGTCATTGATAATCATTGAAATATTATTAAAACTCAGATTTTTCTTATCTAACATACAAAAGAAAAATGATTTTTTTTAATTTTATCTGTAAGTCATTGATAATCATTGAAATATTATTAAAACTCAGATTTTTCTTATCTATCATCAACTTATTTGTTTTTATCATTATTCTTATTATAATATATCTTTAATTGAAAAAATACAATGAAAATTCAAAAAAAATATTGAAAATATTTATAAGTACTTGTAAATTAAGAAGATTTAACTAGAAAAATCAAAATCAAGTTTTTTTAGCCCATTTTTCTATAAATTTTTGATTAAGAAGCTTATATTCTTCAGATATAATGCCTTTTCCATGGCTAAGATGTGTTAAACAAATAGGCCATGTAGTAAGTTTTAATCCATTGATATAACATATTAACGAGAATGAAAGATCATAAAAATGAAATGTAAAATCATTGTCAAAACGAATTTTATCATTATTGAAAATAGTAGTCTTACATGCAATCATAAGTCCATCAAGACATATAACTTTCTTAGGTGAATCGCCGAAATTAGTACAAAATAGCTGAGATTCATTTTTATCTTCTCTTGGATGAACTACAAAACCAGACCAATATTCTCTTGGAGAATTATGCCATGTATTCGGTAGATTTTTAATAGAAAAAAAACTAGAACCAGCTACTCCTATCACATCATTTTCCTTGGATGCTTCAGCTAGTTTATCCATAAAAAAACAATCATTTATATATACATCTGAATGTATAAAAACCATTATATCATAATCATAAAGTTTATTTTTATACTTTTCTATAGCTTCATTATATACTTCTGAAAGACCTCTGGTATTATTATAAAAAATTTCAAAATAAAGATTATGCTCTTTATCATTGATAAGCTTAGATAAACTTTTGCCAAGTGGAGTATTAGCAAAGAAATCTATATTATCTTTTTGGGTAGCTGATACTATTATAAATCGCATTTAATATAACTTCTTTTTTATAGTTGTAATTCTTTTCTTTTTCTTTGTATATAAAAGATTTTTAAACTAATTTATCTGTTGAAACCCTTTATTATAAGTTTTAGACTATTTAGATATTATTATTATTTAAAACCTCTTTGATTTTTCTAAATTGCTGTAAGTCTTGAAACATTTTCATGTAGAGAAGACCTGTATTATATGCATCATTCCATCCATCATGCTGGACAAACTTAAATTCACCAAGAGTATTTCTACAAGCCTGGCCCAATCCATGTTCTGCCGGCAAACGCATTGCAGGCTGATATAAATTTTTATATATCTGTTTGACATCTATAATATTAAAAAAATTCTGTTGAATATAATCTGGACTGTTATTAGAAAGATTGATAATAAATTCCATATCGCCTCTGCCCCATTGAACATATCTTTTTCCCATAGAAATATCTTTCAACCATTTCCAGAAACTATCGACAACTTCTTTTTCTGAAACACCTTGTTTATCAATCAAATCTTGACCATATGGAAGTATATCTTTCATATATGTCCAATTGATATTCTGAACATTGACATACTTATTAAAATCTAATCGAAATCTAAGATTATCAGTATCAAATGCAGCTGCTCCAATCTGAATAAGCCTCTTGGATGGTTGATCAACTTCTATATCTACTGAAATAAATTTCATTTGATTACTTCATAAATTAAATTAAGATATGGACAATTATTCAAAAATGAATCACAAAAATACTTCCATTCTAAACTAAGTTTTTCATTATATCTAGCTTTTATAATATTCAATAATATTTCATAGTTCAAATCTATCATACGTTCTTGTTGATAAGACATTGGCAATATATCAATAATAAACCGCCAAGCCTTCTTAGCTTTTTCTGAACCAAAATTATCTTGATATATCTTTATCTGTTTATTTATTAAAACTATTAGATTTTCAAAATATAATCTTGATTCTAAATTGTCTTCAAAATAAAAATCATCAATAGTCAAGAATGTTGAACCCATTTTATGCATTCTTGACCGTGAATTGGCTGTAGTACCAACTTTATATGTATCATATTGAATCCACCAACTTATCGGCATATTCACAGAAGCTTGAACATGAATCATTCTTAAAACTTTTCTATGGTCTTTTCCTGCCTTAGACAATTGAAGAAGAAGTTTAAGATCTTTTTCACCTATTTTAAAATTATTATTTTCAATTATACTATCACTAAGATGTTCTGAATTTTTAGGATATCTCATGCCAAGAATAGCATTTCGGAATCCAAATACTTCTATATTTGATATTTTCATTATTATTATAATTTTTATTTAATTTTTTAGAATGGCTGGGCAGAAAAGATTCGAACTTTTTCTAAATGGACCAAAACCACTTGTGCTACCGTTACACTACTGCCCAATGGCTCCGGGAGTTGGACTTGAACCAACAACTACTCGGTTAACAGCCGAGATTTCTACCATTGAAATATCCCGGAATTATATAAAGCCAGTTAGAGGAATCGAACCTCTATCTCCTGAATATAAAACAGGAATATTAACCTTTATAATAAACTGACAAATGGTGCATTCGCTGAAATTCGAATTCAGGACCCCAACATTAAAAGTGTTGTGCTCTAACCAACTGAGCTACGAATGCAAATTTTTAGCTTTAGTTTTACGTCTAGCTCTTTTCTTTTTATTTATTATAGCTTTAGCAGCGGCAATTTTAGCAAGATGTTCTTTTTTTCTTTCTTTTCGAGTACTCCACAATGTCATTTTTATTTTCCTTATTTTAAATAAAAAATTATGTAACAAGCTATAAATGCACCAACTATAGTCCAAAATGCATCCCAAATATCAATAGTATGCTTTTCAGGATGATATTTATCATAAATTTCTTTAATTATTCCTGCTAAAAATCCAGTTATTACTAAAGGTTCATAAAAAAATCCTGTCATAGATAGAACAAATCCAGCTATGAAATGATAGATTTTATCAATATGTTTAAAATGTTTTATAATTGAATCCATTGTTTTGGCAATAGTTGTTCAGTATTTAATCCTTGTTTAATATAATCAGGTCCCCACCAATTTTTAGGAGCTATTACTATTTTATTTGGATTTTTATTAAGGTAAGCACTCCACCAGCTAAAAGATGAATTAGCTATAATATTATGATTACAATTGGCCATAATAAACATATCTATAATAGGAGATTCACCTTCAACATATATAATATTATTATATTTAAGATTATCTTTACACCATTGAATATCATCAGAACAAATATATATTCGATCAATATTATCTTTTTGTTTAATTAAATTTAATGCATTATTAAAGTATTCTATTGATTGAATAGGATGATAATTAGGAAAATTAATATAATCTCCTCTTCTTACATGGATTGAAACACTATTATTAAATTTATAGTTATAATTGATATGATTTTGATGTATTTGTTTTAACTTAAAGTAATTCAGAATAATATCTTTGCAAAAGTCAAAGTATTCATAACACTGAAAATATCCGCTTAAAGCATAATTAATATCAGGTTTAATATCAAATATTTGATATTTATTAATAGTAGATTCTTTTAACCGAGTATAATTAAGATATGTAGGAATAGAAGGAAGTGGATTTTCAAAGTAAGTATAATAATTATTATATGTCCAGAGTGGAAAAGCATAATTATGTTTATTTTTAATAGCTATACCAATAGTAGAAGCTATTTCAAACATTTGATTTCCAAGTCTTCCTACTTGAAGATAATCATTTAATTTATCATATATAATCATTTTTGAAAAATTCTTCTGAGTTAAAAGCTTTATCGTCAATTAATTTATCATAATAAGGTTTATTTAATTCAATAGAATTATATTTTACTCCCCATTCTTTAAATTGTTTAATTGTAAGATCATACCAATCTTTTCCTGTACAAACACCTCTCGAGCTCCAATAAATTATCTGATGACCTGCATTATATAATTTATTGATTTGTTTTATTCTTTTTGGAATAGGTTTAGCCAAATTATAATCTTTAGTTGGAGATGTACAAATAGTTTCATCTATGTCTACTCTTATTACCATATAGTATATCCTCCGTCTACATTTAATATACTTCCAGTTGTATAAGAAGCTTTATCTGAAGCAAAATATTCAATTGCTCCACATAGTTCTCCATTGATCATCATTCTTCCAATTGGAGTCAGTTCTGAATAAGCAGATTTAAAATCTTCAGATTGCTGATGTTGAACTCCACCTGGAACAATACAGTTGACTCTTATTCTTGGAGCAAGATAAACAGCCAGATATTTTGTCAATTGAATTACTCCGGCTTTAGATACACAATAACCAGGATGTTTTTGTTTTTGTCCATATAACTTGGGATTAGGAGAAACTAATCCATAAATAGAACTAAAATTTATAATAGAACCTTTGTCATTATTCCTTGCATATTCCCTACATACAGAAAATAAAGCAGTTAGATTTACATCCATATACATACGAAAAGAATCAAGACTTATACTAAACATATCTTCTTTTTCATTGTTAGTCTTATCTACATGGTCATTCATTGCAAATAAATTAACAAGGCAATCAGCTTTATATTTTTGAAATATTTCTTTGACTATTTTTTCATCAGTAAGATCACATTTATCAAGCAATAAACCATATCCAAGCTGATAATCTACTTTAATAACTTCATTTTCTTTTGAAAGATATTCACATACATTTTTACCTATTAATCCTTCTGAACCTGTTACAATATATTTCATAAAGTTCCTTTTTCTACATCTTTAATTAATTGTTCTAATATTAAAGCTTGTCGTTTGACAAGATCTTCAGATCTATAATTAGTCTTGAACTGCATTATCTTAGGCTGTATTATTTCGGCTAATGGACAAAGACCTCTATGATAATTGCATTTCTCATAAATATCTGGATTACGTTTGACAAATTCTCTTGTTTCCATTACTGGTTCAAGATAAGGAACTGACCATGCTCCGAAAAATCCATCTCCGCCTCTTTTGACAAATTCTTCCCGGAACTTTTCCCAGGTTACTCCATATTCCTGATAACCATTATAAATTACCCCAAGAGTATAATAGCTATTAGAACAATCATAATCTGGATTTTGAAGTACAAATATCTTAGAGTTTTTCATAGGTTCAATAAGAGTAGCAGCAGATTGAATTCGCATCCATACAAGATTAACAGCTTGTTCTAATTGAGCTAATCCAATTGCCGCCGAAAATTCAGACATACGATAGTTCCATCCTATTATATCATGTCTTTTATAATTAGGAGACTGAAATATCTCTGGATTTAATCTTACTCTTCCTTCTTCAGCTCTGAGATTTTTAAATCCATGTCCGCCTATTTTCCTCATTTTCTCTGCCAATATTTCATTGTCAGTACATACCATTCCACCTTCACCTGTACATATATGCTTAGAATTTTCAAAGCTGTAACTGGATATTGTTCCGATAGTTCCTACATTTTGATTTTTATATTTATTAAGCATGCTTTGGGCATTGTCTTCTATGATTGGAATATTTCCTGCGATTTTTTTAAGTTTATCATAGTCTGGAGGAAGTCCATATAACGATACAGCTATAATAGCTTTAGTTTTAGACGTTATTTTCTTTGCAACATCTTCAGGATTTATACAAAAAGTATTGGGATTAATATCAGCATATACTGGAATTGCGCCACAATGAAGAATACATGTAGTATCCATTATAACAGTAAGAGCCGGAGTTATAACTTCATCTCCAGCTTTAACACCAACAGCTTCAAGAGCGGCATGAAGAGTAGCAGTACCTGAATTCATAGCAACAGCATATTTGGTTCCAATCAGTTCGGCAAATTTCTTTTCAAAATTTTGTACCCATGAACCAGCAGTACATGACCAATTTTCTGAATTTAATACTTGTTTTAAATATTTAAGCTCATTACCTTGATATTTACTTGGATTTTTATTCACAATAATTTGCCCCCATCTTCTTTTATAGACTTATTAACACCTTCTTTACGTTTTATATTATTATTGATCTTCATAATTTCAGGATGACTTTCAAGTAATTTAATTATATCCATTTGTTTAAATATAGGATTTTTCTTATAAAGATACTTATAAACAGTTTTAACCATTTGATAATCACATTCATAATCTATAGTCCATCTAAGATAAGAATAATTCTTAGATTGATTAAAATGCAATATTTTAAACTGACTAGGATGATGAAAAATATATGTAAATACATGTTCTCTATCTGAAGAAAGCTCAGCTTTTTTCCAAAGAGTTTCTAAAGTAGAAAATTTATAAACTTCTATATCAAGTCCTTCAGGATAAGTAGGAGTAAAATGATTAGTAACAAAATCTAAACTAGGTATTTTTAACATTTTATCAATAGCTGTATCTATAATATCAGGATCAACAAATGCATCATCCGATGTAAGACGAACAATTATATCTGCTTTGAATTCTTTTGCACATTGATAATATCTGTCTATAAGATCATGTTCATTTCCTTGAAAAAATTCAATTTTAGTTTTATCTGTTATTTTTTTTAACTTAGCATCTTTTTTTTCTGTAGTAGTAGCAAGTACTATATTCTTCAATTTCTTAGATGTTTTTACTCTGTCTATATAAAGTTCAAGAAGAGTTTTACCAAAAATTTTCTTATTGATTTTATTTGGAAATCTTGTTGATCCTGTTCGTGCTTGTATAATTCCTACTATTTTCATTTATTTTTCCGTAATTGTTTTAATTTTTCTATTTCACTATTAGTAATTCTTTTAATACCATCTCCCAGCATATCAGGAATTTTAGCAAGTCTTTTTTCTAATGTTGCCATTCCTATTACTTCTAAACTAGCTTTTTGATCTGATCCCCACATATCATGATCTAATGTTATATGTCTTTCTAATATTCTTGCTCCCATCATATAAGCTATTATAGTCGGTTCAACATCTATTTCATGTCCTGAATAACCTACATCTATATTATATTTCTTTCTTAAAGTCTTAATTAAACTAAGATTAAGCTCATTGTTAGGAGTTGGATAACAAGAATTTGTATGCATTAATATAACATTATTCTTAACAATTTTTAAAGCATTATCAATATCTTCTATAGTTGACATTCCAGTTGAAAGCAATATTTTTTTCTTTGTCTTATATGCTTCTCTGAGAAGTTCTAAATTAGTAATATGAGCACTGGGGATTTTTATAAAAGGTATATCATATTGCATCAGAAAATTAAGACTATCTATATCCCAGACTGAAGCCGACCATTCTATTTTTTTGTTTTTACAATATTGATCAATAATATCATATTCTTTTTTTCCAAATTCAATTTTCTTTTTATAATCAAGATAAGTCATTTTACCCCATGGAGTATCTCTGATTATATTTTTTTGATCTTCAGGAATACATATATCCGGATTACGTTTCTGAAATTTGGCACAATGCCAACCACAACAATGAACAGCATCAATAAGTTTCTTAGCTATTTCAATATCACCATTATGATTTATTCCAATCTCACCAATTAAATAATAATCTTTCATTTCTTTTTTTTACTTCTAATAGTTTTATTCCATTTAATTATTGCTTCCCATTCTTTTTTCGCAAAAACTGCAAATCTACAATTAGGATTTCGACATCTTACAGAATAACCTAAATATAATTTTATAATTTTAGGTTTAGCTCCGCAAAAACAACGATCACAACAATCAGCTGAATTATCTGTATTAAAAATAAAATTCATAGTTTTAACTTAAGTTTGTCTGAATCCTCTCCATCCCACCATTTTCTTATCATAGAATTCATTTAAGAATAATTTATCGGATTCTATTTTTTTATTATAATAATCTTCAACTAATTCTAAATTAGCTTCTTTTAAATATTTATAAAAATCTTCATCTGAAAGCTTAGTAAAATTAACAGCAAGTAAATCTGAATTAATATGTTTCTTTTCATAAAACTCCGCAACATCTTTAAGCAAACCTTTTTCAATTGCATAATAATATAAAGGCGAACCAGGATAAGGCGTAACAGGTCTAATTGTTCTATATTGAATATTATTTCCTACATTATATTTTTTAAGAAATTCTACACCTTTCTTAAGAACATGCTGATCTTCATCTATGTTTCCAAATATAATATTAAGTCCAGGAACTATCTCAGCCTTTAAAGTATTATCTACCCCTTTAACTATCTGCGTTTCATTAAGACATTTATTCATTTTTCTTAGACTTTCATTGTCAAAACTTTCTATTCCATAATTAATAAAAGTACATCCGGCTTTCTTCATAAGTCTAAGCATATCCAATCCTCTGTCCATAGAAGCATAATTAAGTCTTCCATTACAAGCCCATTGCATATTTAAACCGGCTTTAATCATAGCTTCAGAAAGTTCAACAGTTCTATCTATAGAAGACATAAGAAGTTCATCTGAAAAATCTATAGCATTAATCCAATATCTCTGCTTAAGAAGTTTAAGTTCATCTATAATAGAATCAATTGATCTAGGCCTAAATCCTTTATCTCCCCGATAACAAAAATTACATTTAAATAAACATCCTCGACCACTAAGAACAGTCATAAGTCTAGCTGTATTTTTAATTCCAGGTTGTCTACTAAGAACATAATAATCTATAGGAAATGAATCCCAATCTGGATAATCTATATTATCTATGTCTTTAATCAACGGTCTATCTGCCGTTTTTACAAATTTATCTCCATCATAATATGATATACCTTTAATATATTTAGCTGAATTCTTATCCAGATTTTCAAGAAGCTCTTTAATAGTAATTTCACCTTCTCCGTGAACAATATAATCAGCACCGGTTTTTTGTAAAAAATACTCAGGTTCCGGAGATGGACCTCTTCCACCTAAAATATAAATAGGCTTATGTTTACTTGCATGTATTGCAGAAGATATCTCAAGAAGCTTTTTATACTGATAATATCCTGCAATAACACTGACACAAACAACATCCGGCTTAGTTTGATCAATATATCCAGTAAGATGTTCTTTTGGATAATGATACATATCCTGACTATACACTTTAACATTATGTCCAGCTTTCTTCATAACAGAAGATATATAAGCCAAACCAAGTGGAAACCAAGTTATATAAGAATCATTATCGTAAACAATTAATAAAATTTTCATAATATTAATATAGCTTTAAATACCTTTTATTAAATAACCAATGTTTTTTGCACTATTAATTAATATATTCAAATCTCGTTTAATTAAATGTTGACAATTATCTAATACTGTTTTTTCCGGAGTACATATAATATCTCTTGGTAAACCTGCTATATCTTCATTAGGAAGAGACCTGGCATAACCTTGACTATAATTGAGATCAGCACCGATTATTTCTATTTCTTTACATCCAAGTAAGATTCCTATGGCTATCATATGAACTAAAACAGTATCTCCGCTTCCATAATGTTCATGATATTTAGTATATGCTTGGAGTTCTTCTTGAATAGTAAGTCTGCCTTGTTCTATATGTTCACAACAATTATGGCCGTTTCGATAATAAACTCCTTGTTTACATCGTTGATTATTGAAATGTCTTTGATCATAACCTATATATGGTATATTTTCCAGTAGTTTTGGTATTTGATTTTTGGGAGTAAGATCAAGTGAATCAGCATATATTAACATAGGTTTATGAGAAGAAAAATTATGATGAGCTTTGATTTTATCTTTCATAATATCTATAGCAAGAGAAGGATTGGCAATTATCCAATAATCTGGAATTTTATTAAAATATCTATACCATTGATTGCATCCTATAAGTATTCTATTATTGCAATATTCATCAAATTTGTCTAGATATTTATTTAAACTAGGTCCATGAACAACTATTAGACAACTTTTATTTTTTTGACTATTGATAATATCTTTGATTTTCATTTTATGATTATTATGTTATCATCTTTTTTAAAAAAATCATTTCCATAATTTCTTGGATTATATTTGATGAAATTAATTATATTATCTAGATTACCAGTTAGTTTAGTAGTAGTAAGTTTTTGATTTTTAATTCTATAATTATATAAAAGATCAGGTTGTTGCCATTCAGAACCATCTAAGAAAAGATTAAGTTTTGTTGCCATATGAGTAGAAAATCCGCCTGAATCAGCTTTAATTAACGTTGCATTAGCCATTGAATTTAAACAAAGAAATTCACTATAAGTAAGATTATCGGATATTTCATGATAATAGTTTATATTAATTTCTTTAAATGATTTTGGTGGAAATCCAACATTGATTATATTAATTCCTTTGTTTATCAATGATATAATAAAATATCTATATATATCTGGAGTATTATAAATTTCAGGCTGTTTATTTTTAAAATTCCGCGTAAGAACTATTAGATTATGTTTTTTGAACAAATGCCGATATTTATCTTTGATAGGTTGTCGATCTTTTTCAAATGCTTGAATAAGTTTGTTATTTTGAATATTTTCTCCTATCATATGAAAATCTCTAAGTATATGTTCTTGAAGTTTATTATTTGGATTTTTTATTTTAAAATCTTCTCCTTGATATAATTCACAAGGAAGAGCAACACCATTGTTATAATATTGTGTCATATATTCTTTTTTATATTCAAAACAACTATTACTGGAATATAATATTGTTTTTATAGTATCATCAGATTGTTTAATATTATTTTCAACATATTTAAAAGCCGCTTTGAAAAAACCACTGCGACCATAACCTACATCACATCTTTCCATATTCTTCATATAATTGAGCACATCAGGATAGTTGGCTCCAAATTGTTTAAGATATTCTGTTGATGCAGTTAGAACTATATCGGCATTGTCTATAATGCAAGCGGCAGTATATGGAACTACTACTATAAAAAGATAATCATGATATCTTTGTTTAAGATAAAATAAATTAGCATTAAAACGATTAAATTCATGAAATTCATCGAAAGGACCATAAACTATTATTATTTTTTTAGTCATTTATATTAAATTCTTTGGTTTTAAAATTTTATTAAAAATCCAATCTTCTACTATAATATATTCTAATGATCTATAATAATTTTCTTTAATTATATCTTTAATATTGTTATAAAAACTTAATAAATCAATTTCATTTATAATATAATCCAGTTCATCCAATGAATTAAATAATAACATACCTTTTATATTAAAAAATTTATTAATAGAAGGACAACCCCAATATATCGGAACAGTTCCAGTTACAAAACAATCTATTAATTTTTCTGTAAACCAATAGTCTTGCCGACAATTTTCTACTACAATTGAATATCTAAAGTCCTGCAATGCAGAAAGCTTATAATCTATCTTAAAATATCCTCCTCCGCATACCAAATCAATCTTATCTGCATATTTAGAAATAATTTGATGTCTAAGTTTATGACCTTCTAATTGTCTTTTTGCCGAAGCTATAATAGATATATTTTTGTTCTTCTTATAAATCTTTTGATCATTAGGATATATCCAGCTTCCGCCATAAGGACAAAATAAAATATTATCAGCAGCTCCTATCAAATCTTTATCATGAGTAAGAATATAATTAAAACCTCTGTTAAACAATTTAGACAGATTATAGTTATTAGACATATATGATTTAGGTTCTATTAGCCAGGCGATGTTTTTCTTCGATTTGTCAAGTATTCCTGAGAATAATTCATTGTCGACATAGAAGTTAATCGGAGTATTTTCATTATAAGTCCATGTAAAGTACTTAGGATTTATTTTAAGATCACCATTGGCTGCTGTAGTAGCATGTTTGAAAGTTGTTCCATGTACTTTTATTTTCATATTGAGTTAACCACATCACATATTCGTTTAAGATCTTCTTCTATAAGATCTGGATGGTTAGGAAGATATAAACCATGTTTATCTACAATATCACAATTAGGACATGGAATATCAAAATTTATAGTAAAGTTTTTAAAGAAAGGTTGATTTTTCATACTTCCACATACAAGAGGTCTAGTTTCTATATTATTATCTTTAAGAGCTTTTACAAGTTTCATTCTATCTGCACTTAGAATAGGATAGGCAAAATTAGATGTAAAACTATTTTCCAATGGTTTAATTTTCCAGAAGTTATTCTTAATATTAGCCTGATAGTAATTGAAGTTTTTGTTTCTCTTTGCTATTAATTCGGGTAGTTTAAGAATTTGACCTTGGCCTATTTTAGCCTGTAAGTCAGTAGATCTTACGTTGAATCCAGGATAATAGAATGTATATTGGTTTTGAAATTCATCTATTTGATAATGGTCCATCATTTTTTTGTTATATTCGTTATCCCAGTCCCGGCCCCATCCATGATTTCTAATGCTGAGCAGAATCCTATATAAATCTAGATTATCAGTAGAAATCATTCCACCTTCTATTGTAGATATATGATGGCCGAAAAACATTGAGAATGAAGACATTTCACCAAATGTTCCAAGTTTTTGATTGTTAAAAGTACTGCCCATAGATTCGCATACATCTTCAACTAGTATAACATTATATTTGTTACATAATTCTATTATCTTAGTCATATCCGGAGAAAAACCAAGTATTGATACACAAATAAATAATTTTGGAGAGAATTCTTTGAATATTCTTTCAAGACATTCTAAGTCTACAGATAAATTTTCTAAATTGCAATCGCATAAAATTGGTTTAAGATTTGTTTGGATTATAGGAGCAAGATCAGTTGCCCAGCATAAAGAAGGAACTACTACTTTATTATTTAATAAACCTGAATAATATAAAGAATGAAGCATAAGTAAATTAGCTGATGATCCAGAATTGACATAAACTGAATATTTTCTTCCCAGCCATTCTGACCATTGTTTTTCAAATATCCATGTTTGTTCACCTTTGGTAAGTTTAGGATTAGTTTGAAGCCATAATATAAGATTTTGAATATCATTATTATTAATTGTATCACCGATAAGATTTATTTTATTCATAGTTTTAATCCCGAATTTTTTACACTTGCTAAAAATTGCAAATCAAGTCTAACTGATGTTCCATACATTGAATCTCGTTTTTCTAAGTCTGAATAAGAATTAAACTGTAATGCTATTATAGGAAATAACATTATTGTTTTATATTTAATCTGAATAATATCTGATAGAATTACATCATTATAGTCACAATGTTTCAATGGTTCTTTTACATTGTTATATCGTTCTATGATTTCATCAAAAACTGTATTTTTATAACAGACTGCATGAGCCGCATATATTTGTTTTGTTGTTACAATATTATCAGTAATAGGAATAAGTTTTCTTCCTACTGTATTAGCTCCAAGATAGAATAAATCCCAATTAATATTATTAGATTTAATTTGATTTATTCCTTTAGAAAGAGTTTCCAAAGGTTTAAATTGATCTAAAAAACAAACATCATCTTCAAATATAAGTATATGATCAAGTTTATCTATTTTAGCCTGATTAAATATGTTAATAAAAGATTTTAAAAGTCCTATTCTACCATTCAAATGTTCAATAGCAGAAAATCGTTTAACTTTATTTTGTATTCCTACTTTGTTAAATTCTTTTTGAACTAAATTCCATCTGTCAATACGCCGATCTAAATTAATACAATAAATTTGTTCAAAATAATCAAATGGATTTTCCATAATTTCCTTTAATTAATAAATGGTGAAGCTAATGGAATTTGAAACCATAACATCCAACTTGCAAAGCTGGTACTCTAGCCAATTGAGTTATAGCCCCAAAACAGAAGAACTTTAGCTCAGTTCTAATAGCGCTCCGCTTAAACTTAATTGCTATTATGGCAATCCCGATTATCCAGCCATATGGCGCGTTGAGTCAAGTCTCGGTCAACTTGCTGAGTTCACAACTCTCGGGCATTCAATCAAGTGTTAAGTCACTTTTCAATGATTGAATCTATTGTACCCACCTTCTCGGTTATTGTTCTTCTGTTATAATTTCTTTGATTTTATAACAATTAAAATCTATATTAATATATTCTAATACATTTAAAACATATTTTCAGTATTTGGCCGATTATTAAATGTTTCAATAATTCGTTCATCAAATCCATTTGGACTAAGAATAATAGATATAATCTAAAATAATTTATTTTACTTCGAAATTTTCATCTACAACACATATAATATTTTCTATCTTTGTTATACAAATAGGATAAGTTTCTCCAAAAGTAGAAAAATGATCAAATAGAACTACATCTCCGACTTTAAGACCTTCTTTAGTTGCCAAAGGTCCAATTGATTCTACTTTGCCTTTGCACAAATTACCGCCTGCATCTACTTTTTCTGGAATTACAATCCCTTCTTTAGTAACTCTCTGATGATACTTTTCCATTTTTCTAATTACAACTTTATCTTCAACTGCTGTTAACTTTTTATCTAATTCTGTTATTAACATGAATTTCTCCTTAAATATTTTTAAGTTTTTGTTTAATTATTTTATTAATATAATGGCTTGTAGCATATTTTTTAGGATTATCTACCTCAATTATTTGATATGCATTTTTCATAGATTTCTTATTTATGCAATCAAAACAAATTGTACAATACCAACCATTTATATTATGTAAAAATCCGGGATTGCCACATTCTTCGCAGACATAGGCTGACATATGTTCAAATGCTGATATAATTCCATTTGCATATGAATTAGATTTTGACATATTAGTATAAAATCTAAGAGTACCAAATTTTTCTTTTACTTGAGTAGCTTCTATTTTAAGATTTGTATCATTTTGCATTACATGTTCTAACATAACACAAAGTTGATTAATTAGATCATACCAACCATCGCCACATTCAATCCCCCAGCACATACAAGTTTGAGACATATTTAAATCTTTTTGTCTAAATATATCAGGCCAATTTTCAAATAATTGTTTTTGTAATTTAGGAGTCATAATTATTTATTCTTGCTTCTGCTATTTTCATATAATCTTTTTCTTTTTCTATGCCTATAAAGTCAAATCCCTCTTGTTTACAAGCAATTCCTGTACTTCCACTTCCCATAAATGGATCAAGAACTACACCACCTTGAGGTGTAATAAGCCTTACAAGATACTTCATAAGTTTCAAAGGTTTTACTGTCGGATGATTATTCTTTGATGTCATCGCATATCTTTCTTTAAGAGTTTTTGAATTATGAGGTTTATTTATATTTATTTGTTTTTCTTCAAATTCATCGAGACCTTTATTTCTTTCTTTTTTATCTACTTTTGCACAATAAAAGAAACGAGATGCGCCATGAAATCTTTGTTTTGTTGTTGTACTTTGTTGCAATGTATTCCTATCATACATATTAAATTTCATATTATGATTTTGCGATGTCCAATCCTTCCTATCTCTACTCTGTTCATCCATAATCTTTACTGGACAATCTTCAACACATTCCCATTGCTCAACTGTTTTAATAGTATCTGTTACAAACTTTGCATCATCATCTTTTTTATAATTACCAGTAATAAGTTGTTTTGATTTAATTACTTTTGTCTCAATATATTTGCAATCTTTGCTATGAGATAAAATCAAATTAGCAGGGAAACGACCACAATTATTTAGTTTTACTACTGAGTCTATTGCTCCTAACATTTTATTATCTTCTTCATTCATTTTCACTTTACATCCATCTATATTTATCCCACCTGTTCTATACTTTAAAACATTTTCTACTATTGTCTTTTCATTCAATGGCTTTCTACAAAGTATTATTGGCTCCCATGCTGGCTTTAATGCTGTTCCCCAACCTTTCCATTCAGAAATGTCTTTGGTTAATAATTCACTCCTTTTAATCTCTGTTTGTCCTTCAAATTTATTCTTTGAAAAACTTCCAGTCTTTGTTTCAGCATTGCATTCCCGGATTATTTTTTCTCCTACAACCTTCCTTTCATTCTCTTGCAACTTATCAACAACTTTGCCAATATTGAGTGATTTTGGAAATCCATTCCCATAGCACCAAGCCATCAAAGGTGCTGTATTGTATTCATGTGCATATCCTATACTATCCCTTATTTCAAATCCCGCTATCCTCAATGAAAGACATATTAAATCCATTGTCCTTGTTCCAGCAAAACACAAAACATGTCCACCTGGTTTCAAAACACGATATACTTCTTTCCATAAAATAGGTTGAGGCACAAAAGCATCCCATTCCTTTCCCATAAATCCTCTACTACTCTTAACATTATGGTAACCTATTTCAATCCAATCCTTCAACATTGCCAATGCATTTGGTTCTTTGCCTAATCCATAAGGCGGATCTGTAACTACGCTATCTATACTATTATCTGAAAGTTCTTTTAATTTTTCTAAACAATCACCTAATATTAATTTCATTTATTTACCTTACTTTTATAACTTAGGAGTTATAACAATCTTTAATTAAAATATCTTTAAATTTATTTCCAACTTCTTTATTATATATAGTTTGAATTATTTCGCCCATTTTGAATAAATCATAATTGTTATGTGTACCGCCAAGATCTATGTTAGATTCTTTATCAGCATATTTTTGTATTCTCCAAGACATTCCTTCATAATGTTTAAAATATTCATAGTATTTAAGTAAATGTACTGGTTTAAGTTCATATTTAACTATATTTTCATATAGATAAGATCCAACATCATAATACTTGCCATTGATTTTTTTGCCCATCAAAGATATATCATTAAATTTTAATCCATATTTTTTAATGTTATCTATGTTGACAAAACAGAACCATGGAGCTATTCTAGGATAAAGTTTTTTTCCTCCTCTTATTTCTCCGTTAAATTCACCAAGAAGAGTCATTTTATCATCTTTTGCAAATTCAAATAAAATAGGTCTAATATCTTTAAGAATGATTATATCGGTATCTAACATTAAAGCATATTTCGTTGAACATGCATTGAATAAAATATTCATTCCTTGAGAATGACTATATCCTGGATTTTTAAAATAGCTAATATTATTATTATCTAAAAAATTTCTACATGAATCATTTGTAGAGTTTTCAGAGATAAGAATTTTATGAGGACCTTTTCCACAATGATAAACATAACTTTTCAGCATATTTGACAAGCAGTTAACATTGTTATAACTGCAAGTTAGAATTGTTAAATCATTCATTTGAGCTTATTTTTGCTTTTTAAATATTTTATAAAACAATTATTAGTCTTAGGAACAGTTTGAACAAGAAATTTATAAGCATTTTCTTTAGTCATTAAATGTCCATATTGATTAAGCCACTGAGCATAAGGTATCAGTTCAACTCTCATTGAAAAATATCGTGCCAACATATAAACGTTAAATACTTTTCCAAAATCTTCTTTATAAATTAAATTTCCTGTTTTTTCTTTTAAAACATCCTTTATTATATCGAATATTGTCATCTGATTTTTTTAATCCAAATTTTTAAAGAGAATTCAATCCAAATCCTCTTTCTGATAAGATATCTAATTTTAACGTAAGCAAAGTTTTATTACAATAGAGTTTAAATTTTTTTCTTATGTCGATTATGTTGAAAATTTTTATCAGTTATATTTACCATTTGTTTTCTAAGAAGATCATTAACTGCCCAATTAACTTCAACTTCTTCTTTGTTTTTATCTGTTGCATTCTTAATATAATACTCTCTAAGTTTTATTATATCTTCATTTGTAAATTCTACTTCTATTTGTTCAAATATTTGTCTCTTATTTTTAGCCATTGGTATTTCCTTGTATTTTAGGTTCAAACCATCTTCCTTCATAACCACATATTCCAAATATTCTAGTTAAAATATAATTAATAAATTTAGGTTTAATATTTATTCTATGAGTTAAGCACATATGATATCCTTTATGTACTATTTGTCCTGTAACTGGATCCAATTTTATATTTTGTGGAGCATCACATAAACTATTATTATACCATTTACAGTTAATACATAATTTTATAATCTCATTTTTCCGATTTTTTTTCATTTTTATTTCAATCTCATTTTTTATAATGTTTTTTTTACATATTCACTGCATTTTCATCTGGTTCATTATTATAAGAATAATGTTCTGGACGTTTTCCATCTGCTTCCCACTGTTGTAAATCTTGGAAAATCTGATTAATTATTATATTAGCTTGATCATTCAATGACATACCACTAGTGACCATTTTTTTATCTATTTTTTTTAAAGCATATATAATACTATCTTGAAGTGGTATTACTTTAATATAATTAGCTATATCTACAGGCTGAGAAAGTTCTGCTACTCGATATATTATATTTGTCTGGCTTCCGCCTTCAATATACCATAATCCATTATATAATCGAGGTATATCTTCATATAATGCACCATTACATTTACATCCATATCCAACTTGAATATATTTATTTCCTTTTTTAATATAATATTTTTCCATAGATTCATGCACCTCTAATAAGTGATTCATGCACCTCTGATAAGTATCCCATTTATAAAACAATTATTATTATATTTTATTTTTGGAAGTATAAGTTTAGCTTTTGCAAGTTTATAGAATTTTTTATCAACTATTTTACATAGCTCTCCATTGATATTGTATAAGACTGATTCAATTTTATTAAGGAATTTTACAGGTTCAAACATAACATTATTGTTTATATCTGTTATTTTATTAAATTCTATTTTGGTATTTTCTTCGCAGTCAATAGTATATTTGGCTCCATTAGGTGCTTCAATTGTCAATGTACACATTCTTATATTTTCTTTTTCATTTTCTTCTATTTTTTCAATCTGATTATAACTATAATTTTTCAAAGTAGTATGCATAGAAACTGCATAAAATTTCTTCTTTGAAAGACCTGATATTACTTCTTCTACCGGCATTTCTTTTATAATATTAAGATCGCATTGAGCTATTGGTGAATTATTTGTTGATTTATCTATGTTGACTGTTGAAATATAAATCTTACTTTTTTCTGCGATAAACATTGTTGTTCTCCTTTACATTATTAATTTTTTATTTCTGAACATCATTTCTATTTCTGTAACAAATTTACTATCTATATTATCATAATGTATATAGTCATTATTAGTATCTGTAAGTAATATATAGGTTGAATGAGCTATATTTAAATGACCATTAAATAATTTTTGCATTATTATAATTAAATCAAATATATCTATATTTTTATGAGTTATCCAGATAAATTTATTTAATTCTTTGCTTAATATAGTCCAAGTTCGTTCAAGTATATCTTCTAATTTAATCTTATTAATTTTGAAATTTTCATCTGTAATTTGATATTTACATGCTTTCAAAGCTGATCCTCGCATTTCTTTTCTCCAATTATCAGAAGGTCTACAAGTATTAATAACTATATTATTTTTGCCATATTGATATTCATTTTGAACCATTGTCTTAATATAGAAATGCAAAAGATTTCTGATGTCTTTATTCTTTAAATCAATACAATAACATCCTTCTGTATCAATAGTATAAAGAGATTCATTATCGAATAATGCCAATACTGCATTACTACAAATGTTTACATAATTAATAACATTCAAATTGTTGTTCGACATAATTTTTCAATTTTCTCTTTATTAATTATTAAAAATGGATTCAACTCACAAATTAAATATTCTTTATTATTATAATTGTAATTTATATAATTTAAAGTAGGAATTAGATTAAAATTTTTTTCTACACAGATATAGTTTCCACATCGGTTAGGCTTAAAAATTATCACATATAGCTTTAGATTTTTATTTTGTTCAAAATCTATGAATGCCTGATTAATCCATTCATTAAGAATCTTGCTGCCTTTATTTTGAAGTAATTGATAAAATTTAAATTCTTTTCTAACTTTGCATTCTATTGTAATATTGAAATTATTAGGTGGAATTATATCACCAGTCATCAGAGTAGCTTGATTACTAGATAAAGTTTTAAGTCTATTTACATTAAAACCACCTACATATCCACCAGAATTGGGAACACGAATCCAAGATCCTCCAAAATTATTAGCAAATATTTCAGCTACTTCTCTCTCATATATTTTACCTTTATTTTTATTTTTATTCATCTTATAATTCTATTAACTTAGATTTTATTTGATAATAATTATGTAAATTATTAAGTAATTCTAAGAATTTTTTACTTAATTTTTGTTTTTGCTTATTATTAAAATTAAATTGCCACCATCCACTTTCTATAGTTTGATTTTCTTTTAAATATTTATATCGTGCTCCGCTGATAAAAAATTTATTATGAATCTTTAAATCATTAATAATATAATCAATTGAAATAAAATTTAACTTTTTACAAAGTATCTTATTTTGTTCTTTGATATTATTCATCCTAATTGAAAATTTATATTATTTACTTAATAAATCTACTATTTTATTATAATTCTGAATTATTTTATTTTTTACTTCTAATTCACCATTTTTTTCTATTTGATCCATTATTACATCGCCATGGTAACCAAAATTTTCTATCAAAGTTCCATCAGAAAATATAATATAGTTACAATTAGTTTTACCATAAAACACCACTTTACCAATTTTCCTTCTTATTTCACATGTTTTAAGGAAATTCTTCCATCCACCCCAAGATTCATCAGGATATTGATTATTTAATGGTTTTATTTCTTGATTTATCATTTTATAATTGTTTCAACTTTTGCTTTATATTTAAATAATTATCAACATATTCTTTGAATTGTTCAGAACCTATGTAATTTCTGATCATTGTCCGAAAATTTTCTTCATTTCTAATATCAATGATATTAGTTTTATCATTCATAGAACAATAATATTCAGTAATATCTGATGCAATATCTTTGAGCTCATTATTGATACGTTCATCTAAACAAATAGGTTCATTATTGAATGACCAAATAATACCATATATTCTAAATTTATTATTTTTACTTTTACTGCATATTTTTTTGAAAAATTCTTGATGATAAGGATGTTCTTTGAATTGCTTTTCTACATTTTTTGACCAGGCATAATCCATAATATTATACCCGGAAATATTAATTTGAGGTTCTATTAAATTTTTTTTATCTAAATTTATAAATATTTCATCTGGAACTTTGATTAATATATATAAGTTTTTAACTACCTGTATATAATTATCATTATGATAAATAGTTTTTCTCGGAAGAGGTTTAAATCCTTCATCAGAAAACTTAGTTATAACTCTATAAAATCGTTTACCCATTTATATTTACTTTAATATTATTTTAATAATAAAAAGAAATAAAATAAACATTATAATTGGAATCCATAATGGAGCTGTTACAAACCACCATGACCAATTAACAATCTCACATAACTTAAGTATAAAAAATATGATAAACAATAATCCATCTATAGTATAATTACCAATCAAATAAGTTTTTATATTCATTTAATTTTTTCCATATTTAATTTTCTTTTTAGATTTCATAAATTGTTTCATTATCTATCTTTTTCTTATTGATTTCATTTTTATTCTTCCATACCATAAATGTTATCGTATTATTAACTGTTGAATATTTTTTATCAGGAAAGATACTGATAATACGATTAAAAACTTCTTTATGACTTATTTTCTTTTCTTTCTTTATAATATCAATTACCATTTGGCATACACTATTCTTATTTTTACTTTTTTTGATTGATTTCTTTGTCAAACTAAAGGAGGGCTTAGGCGAGTCAATCTTGCGTTCTTCTTCGTCGTCATTGCATTCCACCCTAAGCCCTAGAGCTTTTTCAATTGATACTATCAAAGCAGTTATTCTGCTCATATACTTAAAATTTAATTTATACTTATATTTCTTGCCGTTTTCATCTATTTCAAGTTTTTCAGATTTATTATCAATTGAAATCATGACATATTTCTGGTTTTTCCCTTTAATCTTAAGATTACGATTAAACCTTGTAGATAAATCAATACGCTTATCTTCTATTGTCAATCCAGCATGTTCAAATTTTGCTTTGATTGAATCAAGAATGCCATCGACATATGGAAGCATATCATGATGTTTTTCAACATTAAGACGTGTTGGACTATACTTAAAAACCTTTTTCGGCACCCATATTTTTGTTATACGATCCCAAGGAGCCATATAAAAGCCTTCATTATAAACTTCAACACCCTTATCAAAAACTCTTCTAACCTTACCGATCATCGGAGAAAGATTAGTTACTCCGTAATAGAATTTCACTACAGTTCCTTCTTTAACCTCGGCTTTCTGATCCGGATAGAATTTTACTCCCTTGAAATTCACTTTGTCGATCATCGCATTACTCACTTGATACCTCCACTTATTATTCTCATTTATATTCCTGTTTACATAATTAATATATACCCATATAAACAAAAATACAATGAAAAATCAAAAAAATATTGAAAATAGTTATAAGTACTTATTAATTAATAAGATTTAATTAGAAATTAAGGTTTCAAAGCATACATAATTTTCAAAATCAAGATAAAAATTAAGATAAAAATGAAAGCATAAAATGAATCAAAGTTGTTCATATATTTTCCATTTTTATAATATCAATAGCATTTTTTATGTCAAAATTAAGATTCATCATTATTTTATTGGCTTGTTCTAGATAATCAACCAATTCTTTTTGTTGAAATATAGTTTTTTCTAATTTGTTGATTTCATCAGATTTTTGAGCTTCATCTATAGTTTTTATTTTAGGAATATTATGTAAACCATGATTAGCTACATATTCTTCAATTTTTTGTTTTTTGAGTTCTTGCATTCTAGAAAGTAATTTACGTTCTTCAAACATTAATCTAAGCCATTTAGCTTTAAGACCAGGACAAGCAAGAGTCTTATCTTTAATATTCATTTCAGTTAATTTTACATCTATAAGAAGTTCTTCATTAAACTTCATCAACCGTGGATTAAGTATGTCTGCCATGCTGCATCCATCTTTATATTTTTAAAATATTTCAACGAACGCTTCAAAAATCTATTAAGCTGAGACTCAATTGAATTCGGAATATACAATGCATTAAATAATTTATCATTATAATCAAAATCATCATCATAATTATTTTTTGAACCAATAATAATACTATACTTAGTCATAGCTCGGCCAGTAGCAATTTCCATACCTTTAGTAAAATCAAATTTATCAATTTTACTATGACAAAGTGAAAACCCTATACTAATTTCATCATTGACTTTAATTGCAAGAAAAATACCTATTTTTTGATTTTTAACATTTTTAATATATTGAAATAAAATATTCTTATTATTGTCACTCATTGTATTCTCCTTTTTATTCTTAATTATAGTTTTTCAATTTGTTCAATAATAGGTATTTGATAGCTAAAAACCTTTTGCTTAGCTTCTTCAAAATTAAACCATTCACCTTTATCACATTCTGGAAATTCAATAAATTTTCCAGATTTTGCCGGATATTCAATCTTAGCCATATTACAAGAAATATATTTTTCTTTTCCATCTGTTTTTAACGCAAATATCTGTACTTGCTTTCCAGATTTAATAGTTACTGCATTAAGTTTAATAAAATTTGAATCTAAATATTTTGAAAGATCAATTCCTGTTTCTTCTTTAAACTCACGTTTGGCTCCTTTAATTAAACTTTCATTTTCATTTAATTCTCCTTTAGGAACTGTCCAGACTCCATTATCTTTACCTTCATAAAATGGTCCACCACTATGCAATAAAAAAACTTTTTGTTTCGAAACTAATAATATTCCAGCAGATATTTTTTTAGCTTTAATTGTTTTTTTATCTAATCTTAAAAATTTCATTTTAATTCTTTTATTTATTATAAATATATTATAGATGTTTTTTCTTTAATTTTAAGTTTCTTTTAATTTTTTTTAATTTTTTTCTTTTTTTATTTGACCATAAACCATAGACTTGATCTTTGATTTCAGCAGTAGGATCCATAGAAGCCTGAATTATAGGAGCATCACTGATAGCTTCAGCAGGTACTTCGCCATCTTCCATCAGCTGTTTAAAGATTTTATTGAAGTTTTTCATTTTACTTGATTTATAATATAGGGTAAAACTGTTTTATAATGATCATAGTTGTTTATTTTATTGTCAAGTCTGTTCTTCTTTAATACGTTTGCTTCATTTACACTGATTGCTACAGTTCTTTTCATCTTTTAAGCCCTTAATTAACTTTTCAGTAGCCTGTCTGCGGCCATACAATCTGTCGCAAAAAGGCGTAACAAGACTGACAAAATCCTGTATTATGTAAAATATTATTAATATTTTTATCTGATTCACTAAGATAAAAATCACTGAATGATATAGATTCAGTTATTTTATCAGGAAGATAACTACGATATATTTTAGGATCAATACCGGCCGGAATATATTTCTTAATTATTTTTTTATTATTATCTCTGAGTGCTTGTCTGAATTCACTGGCAGAAGCAGGATGTCCATCGACCATTACATTGTCCATCAATTTGACTCTTACATCTATACCAGTTTCTTTTGTAAAACTTTCTGTCCAAGAAAATCTCATATCACCTATATCTTTGGCTCCTAATAGCAATATTACACTTTGTCCTGGAATAGCATATTCTCTGATATACCAGTTTAATACAGTTACAGGAGAATTATAACTTTTATCGCTCTTAGCATACTTAGTTAAAGCTGGATCTTTCTTAAGATCATCCGGAGTATATACAATTATATCTCCAATACTAGGTTTATATAGATCTGTCCAGATTTTCTTAGATTGTGCCGGAGTAATTCCACCGCGTTCATCTGATCCTATAAAGATAATAAATTTACCTGAACCTTTAATATTGCCAATATTTTTCTTTACATTTTCATAATGGGCAATAGTAGGAGGTTTGAATGAACCAGGATACATATACCATATAGAATCTTTATCTTTAATATATTCATCTTTGAATGTTGTAGCTTTTTGGAATGTAGATTTCATCTTATTAAGTATAAATGAACCAGTTATTTTAAATGGTCCAGAAAATATCTTAGGATCATTTACTACTATTCCTTCTTGTCCTTGTAATGTTTTCAAATTTAATTTTTTTACGCTTAAATTTTTAAGTACTTCATCGCCAAGAACAACTGCCAAATGTTTCAATATAACTCCGTTCTTAAGTTCTTTTAATTGTTTAGGATCTTTAGTTATAGCCTTAAGATTTGGATATTCAGCATTTTTTCCTATTGCAATTAAATATGTTTTATCTGACATTGGTTTAATTTCAACTTTTTTTCCTTCATCATCTGTAGTAATAATTTTTGCATCTCTAGGATTCTCAGCTTCATCTGCCCATTGAGACAGCTTTTTAGTTTCTCCTTCTATAGTAAATGGTGTTGATAATACAGCATTAAAATCAATATTGTCATGCATTACTGTAAGAAGATCAATATTAGATGCATATACATTGAATCCTATTGACTTGATTAAAATATCATCCAATTTTTTTGCAAGTGACTGCATTGCTTTCTTATTATAAGTTATATTAGTTTTAATTCTTTTTTTACCTTCAAATCTTGCATTTATTATTCCATGAAAAGCCAATAGATTTCTTCCATAATCAACTACATTTGTTCGTCCATGGACATATTCAGTATTAAGAATATTGCAATTATTCGTATCAGTTTGAATTAGTCCAAGAATTTTAAGCTCAGAGATAATAAAAGGTATTGCATCAGTAAAAGCCGGAAGTATCAACTTGCCTATTTTAGTCATACCATGTGCAGGAGGAAAACGTTTTTCTAAGTCATCTACTGTTATTCCTTCTCTGTCAATTTGATGCATTGTTGAACCTCTGTCCATTGCAAATTGTAGTTTGTTATTTTTATTAACAACTTTGAGCGATATATTAACACCATCTACTTTTAGTGATCCAGGATTGGCTGATATACTTTTGACAGCTTGTTGGAATATCTTAATAATATCATTGCCAGTATTTGCCTGAGGAAGATCAAATACATGGGCCATATGTCCGGCCGCACCACCTTCAGCTATTATCTTTGGTTTATTATCTATAATTATAAAATTAGTTTTAACATAAAAACCTTTTAAATCAGGATCAGAAGTTTGTATCGGAGTTTTAAATGTTATAATATCTTCAGATATAAATAGATTTTTAGAAGCAGGTATTTTTTTTGTAAAAACGTATTCAGCCAATCGTTTTGTTATTAAATCTTTTTTATCAGAAGATATAATAATATCTATAGATTTAACGACAGAAGCTTCGCAAATATAAGATGAAGAAAACGATTCTCCTGTAATCTTCTCTAAAAATTTAATAGTAGAAGGAATATCTCTTTTAAATATATTAGCATAATTTGAATCATCAGATTCAACAAAAAATTGTTTAAAATTAATGACCATATATTTATTTATATAAATTTTATTTAACTTTTATCCAGTCTTTTACTTTTACAATATATTTATTATTATTGATTTTCTTGCCTTTTTCTGAAAAAATCTGATATTCTTTATTTAAGATTACCCAGTCTTTCTTGAAAACTTCATTATTAACTACTTTGAATTCAGTTCCATCTGATGTAAAAATCATTTCTATTGCATTAGCTGGTTGAATTAAATGCTGAGTAGATGCAGGAGGAAGAGGTTTTTCCTCTAGAGAAGGAGAAACAGACATAGAAGGCTGGCCGGCATGTTCTATAGGTTTAGACGGTAATGGTATACCTTCTTTACTTATAACTTGTATTTTTTGTCCCATTATTCCATATAAAGCATGTAATTCAGCTTCATTATTAGCTGTACATTCATCAATGGCAAAATCATTTTCTTCTGATTCTTTATTCCAAATTTTTATTTTAAATTTCATCATTTTATAAATCTCTTTAATTATTTTTATTATTGTTTTGACTGTCGGCAACAATTGTTGTTAAACCTCCGTTTTTTTGTATTTCTATTACTCCATCAAAATCTTCTTCATTAAGACATTCTCTATGTGATATTAAAAAGATTATTTTATTTGATTCAATACTTATCTTTTTAAGTATCTTGATAATACTGTTGATGGCAAATTGATCCAAACCTTCATCAAGAAATTCATCAAGTACTAATATATTTGTAGATATAGATTTTAGATTTATGAGTATATCTTTGAAAGCAAATAGTACAGCTATATTTATTCTAGATCGTTCTCCTTTACTGAAATTTTCATAACTACAAGGCCCAGTTTCAGTTATAAAATCGCAGTTAAAACATTCATCAAATATACATGTATAAGATGAACCTATTTCTATAAGATATTTTCTGGTTTTGGCATTTAAGACTGATATAAGATCTTTTATAATAAATTTTTTAGCACCATCTTCATCTGAAATATGATTTAATAAATCAAGATATTTTTTTTCTTTATAGAAATTTTCAAGAAGAGCGGTATTATCTTTATATTTTTGAGCATATTCTATTATTAAATTATTAAATGGAGAAACTTTTTTAGATTCTTCTTCTATTTTTTTATTCAGTTCTATAATATCATTTTTAAGATGATCTATAACAAGAATATTATGTTGAATAGATTTATCTAATGATTTAATTTTTTCATTGTTATCTTCTGCTGATTTAATTTTATCTATTATATCTTTAAGTTGAATTTCAAGTTTAGGAATAATATCTTTATATTGATTTATTTTATTTAAACCATCTTTAATATCAGTTTGAGCTTGATTTATATTAAATTTATTTGAAATTTTAATTAGACAATTTTTACAAATTTCTTTCAATATATCTTTATGTTTATTGATAATATCGTTATTAAATTTAATTTTTTGAGAATATTGTTTAATTATAGTTTCAGCTTTAGATTTAGCATCGTTAAGTTTTTGTCTATTGTCATATAATTCAGAAAGATTAAATTCAGTCATTATATTTTTATCTATATTTAATTTGGTATTTTCTGATTCAAGCCGTATTATATGTGCATTTTTTTCATCTATCTTAGTTTTTATTTTTTCTATAGATTTCTTTTGAGTAAGATTAAATTGGGCATTTTGCTTTTTAAAATCTTCGATACTTTCATATAATTGTTTATTACTATTTTGAAGTGCAAGTATTTCTTTATCAATATTATTTTGATCAATCCGGATTTTCTTAAGCATTTTTCCAAATACAGATAGATTAAATATATCTTCGATAAATTCTTTTTTCATGCTTTTAGTCAGATTAAAGAAATTATGACTATTGCTTGAAGACAATATTACACTATTTTTAAATACGTTATAATTAGTTTTTAAAATATTCTTTTCAAAGTAGTTGCGTGTATCTTTAAGAGTAGCTTTGGATATTTCATTATTATTTTTCCATATTTTAAAGAATGATGCGCCGGCACAATGAGGATGTAATAATCCAGCTTTGATTACATATTTATCAGTACCTATTGTAAACCATAGACATACTTCAGTATTATATTTAGCTATAGATTGTCTATTGGCAAGATACTTGGCTGTAACTTTTTTTGATGTTTGGCCGAACAATACAAATAAAATAGCATCGCAGAATATTAAAGTTTTTCCTGCTCCATTCCTTACCCCTTCAATATCTTTATTTTCTCCAAAAACATAATTAAGTCCGGAATGGCAATCAAAATCAAATTCAACTGGATCGCTGATAGACAAAAAATTCTGTATTCTTATCTTATTAAATACAATATTATTCATTCAGACTCCATAAGTTCATTTTCAGCCAAATTAAAATACTTCTGAGATTTTTCTATTAATACTTCTCTTGATATATTTTCAAACATATCATCTTTCATTTTAGCTATATAAGTTTTAATATAGTCAAATTTGGTCATATTAATTTCTGAATCTTCAACATTACTAAAATCTATAGATTGAGTTTTGTCCAAAATATTAAACATAAAATCAATTTCACAATTCTTAATTGGCTTGAAACTATTTACATAATTCACTATTTTAAGAACATGATTATAATTGAAATCTTGATCTACTATTATTTTAATATAATTATGTTTAACATCTTTTTTAACTATAGAAGTTTCATATGAATCTTTAATTTTACTATAATAATATTTAACATGAACTGGAGATATATCATTTTTAATAAACTCAGATACTCTGGTTATAGTATCATAGATATAAAATCCCTTTTCATTATTATAATCACCCCAATCTAATTCAATAGTAGATCCAACTGAAACTACTTTTCTATCATTATAAGGATATTCTTTATGAATATGAAAATGACCACTATATACAAGTGGAGCTATAGCACATAAATCATTAATACCATATTTAAAATCTGTAGTTTTATTTTGTCCGGCCATAATTATACCGCCGTTGAATTCAAAATGTCCTATAAGAATATCAGATGTTCCATATGATTTAAAATCAGTATTCCATGGAGAAAGAAGAACTCTGCAATTATTAAGCTGAAGCTCAGTCATTTCATCTATAATATTAACATTATTCATCAAATTAAATGAAATAAGACTATGTATTTTACTTGTATTTTTTAGAGTAGTATCATGATTACCGACTATAATATATGTAGGAAAAACTTTAGCTAATTTTTCAAGAGACTTATAAGCAATATTCATTGTTGTAATGCTTATACTGTTTCTATTATCAAACCAATCTCCGCCAAAAATAACAATATCTACATTATTAATTTTACATTTATCTATAAACCAATTTAAATATTCTATAGTAGATGAAAGCTTTCCAATATTATCTTTACTTTTACCCCAGTGTATATCTGAAAATATTGCTATACGTTTGACAAAATCTAATTTAATTTGTTTCATAATCTTCGTGAGAAAGTTCCTGATTTTTTCTTAATAATACATGTTCTGAACACTCAAATTCTGTAATATAATGTTCAATAAAATTACTTTTAGTAAGTGCATGTTGTTTTTCTTCATTTATCTTAGATACAAATTTCCAATAACACATCTGAGTTAAATATGAAAATGGATTGCATTTTTTATGATTAAGATCAATTTTATGAAGTTGATCTATCATTCTTGCTACAGCTTCTGCTATAAATTCATCTTTGAAAGTATATCCGGAAAAACAAGGTTTAGACGCATATCTATTTGCTATTTTCATTAGCATAATACCAAGTTTTTCTGTTATCTCTCCTGATTTTTTATATATCTTAATTTCTTTGTTAAGCTCTGCTTTATCTATATAAAATTCAGATTTATTTTTTTTCATAAAACCTCAAATATTATCTTTAATATAACTAAAATTTAATTTAATTTAAGATTCAATTGTAGAATAGAATTGTCTTTTAACATATTCATTTTTGCGCTGTGGTGCCCAAGAATTAATTTCTGTTAAAAAACCAACAACACGGAGAAAACGTTTTATATCGGCATTATGACAAGGACTTTTAGTCCAAGATGGATTTCCTATGAAAACTTTACCGCAATTAGAACATTGAATTAAATTATAATTTATGGCAAAATATATAACTCCTTTATTTGCAGCAAATTGTATTAGTTTCTTCATTTGGTCTTTAGTAACTTCCTGGTCAAGGTTAATATGCAGAATACTTCCTCCGCCGCATTCTTTGTCAAATTTTCCTTGAATAATTATTCGATCAATCATATTAACATTTTTAGATAATGGTATATATTGATTAGAATATAAATCATATTTAGCCGATTGAGAAAACATCAGTTTATCTTTTTCTGCAAATGTATAAGCGGCTGATTCACCTGGAATTTGTTCTACATTTCTGATTTTACCATCAGCTTTAGATTTTTTCATATTCATATCATTAATAATATCCAGAATTTCTTTACATTTAGCTGATCCTTCAGGTTTAATTATATCTATTCCCATTAATTCTAATGATTCATTCATCCCTATAAATCCAATAGTACTGAATTGTTTATCCAAAAACATACATCCAAAATTATAAAGAGGAAGACTATGTTTAGTATCTATAAGCTGCTGGATTAATTCACGATGTATATCAAGTATATCATGACATGCATTGATATTATATCTAAGTATATTCTTAAAATCCTCCCAATCTTCAGCTTCATATGCTATTCTAGGAAGATTCAATGTTACTACTCTATGCGAACCAATATTAATTCCACCTGAACCAAAACTATTAATATACTGATTATTTGCCTCTTCAATATTAGAACGCAAACGACAACAGCTCGAGAGGCTGGAAGTTACATTATCTATATATAGATTAAATATTCCAGTTTTACTATTAATATCAGAAATAAATTCTAAAAATTCTTCATCTTTACATTTTCCTGTTTCTTTATCTGTTAATAAACAAGCAGTTAAAACAGGAAAAGTAAATGGATTATCTTTAAGGTTTTTTACCATTTCATTGACAAACATTTTTTGTATAACCATTATGTTATCAAAGTTAGGTTTATTAAAATCCGGATTGACATGATCTTTGAAAAGAGCTTCAAGCCAGAATTTATCCATAATTGAAAGATTTGTAAATGGCGACTGATTCGATCGCCAACTGAAGTTTACAGAATAAATCCAAGATTGAAACTGCTGGTTAATATGATCTACTATTTTTGGATCTTTAAACCATTCTTCACCGTAATCTTTCCGAATAAAATAATCTGCATATATAAAAAAAGAAGGCAATGCAACTGCACCGGCAATTTGATTGCTTATAAAACAAATATATTGAAGTGTAAGATTAATATAGCTATCAAAATGTTTTACTGAATTAATCTTGATCTTATCATAAAATGGCATTCCTTTATTTACAATAACATCGACATCGCCGGCCCAACAATAACTTTTAAGAAATAAATGAAGATCATGTATTCTTAATGTACCATTAATTTCCATTTCAATAAGTTTATTAGCTCTTTTAATTCCATATTTAATCAAAGATTTTGTCCATAGAATATATAATGCATTTAAACGTTTAATAGGTTTAGAACTTTCATTTTCCCAACTAAGCACAGATTTATCACTAACATTAGCATTACTATCAACACTAACTGCCGCAGTACTATTTTTATTGTTAAAAAATTTTTCAGTATATAAAGCAATATCTAAATCATTATTTCCTATTCCTGTAAGATCAAACATTTTATCTCCGTATTGTTTCCGGAGTTTTTCAATGTGATAAATAAACCTATTATCATAAGAATGTCGCACAATCATTTAATAAATTCCTTTTTAATTGATTGATAAGTAAAAATCGAAAAAATATCGTTGTTTTGTTTAAACCATATCTTTTGATTTGTATTAAGATCAGTTATAGGATAACCATTAAACTTTCCATCTACTATTATATCACATACTTCCTTTATTTTAGGCTGAACTTCTTCAAATAAATAACCAGTAAATAATATATTCATAAGTTTCTTATCTTTGATTTTCACCGAATATTTATATAATATCTCGCTTTGTTCTAATGGATCACCACCAAGCCAACATACTCCATTAATTAAATCAATAGAAGAATCTAAAATAGAATCTAATCTTTCTTCTGTAAGTACTTGTCTATGAGGATAATTAAAATCTTGTAAATGTTTAGTATGACATCCAGGACAATTGTGTTTACATCCAATTGTATATATGTTAAGTGTTATTAAACCAGGAATGTCTATAAAACCTACATTATAACTATGAATTTGCATTATTTTCTCTTAAAATTTATAAAAAAATATACGGCTAAACAATTTTCTGCTGATATTTATATAGATTTTAAGATAATTCAAACTGTCTAAGTTGTTCAATTATAACATTCATAGACTTAGTAAAAATTTTATAATTACTTACCTTCTTAGTTTGTATTTCAAACCAATAATATATAGGTGATTTATAAAAACAAGTTATAAGAATATTATTTTTTTCAATATGATTTTTCTTATTTAAGAGTAAAACCCATTTACGATCATCATTATTATCAAAATGAATATTTATATCAGTTACAAAGTAATTTGATTCTATTAAACGTTTCTTAAAATAACTCTTTGTATATAATTTATTATGCATATGAATTTATTGAATTTTAAGCAAAGGTGCAAACATTTTCATCTGAGTATAATTAAGATTATCTTCAGTTAAAAATTTACTATTAGCTATTATAGCACCTTCTTTAGTAAGTTCAAGAAGAACATCAGTAGACAATATAAACATATCTTTGAATGGCTGAACATTCATAGCATATATTTTATCAAATGGTTTAGTTTTAAAATCTTCTTCTTGAATTGAACTTACCGGTATTTTTATATTACTTACATTAGAAACAATTGTTCCATCATGTGCAATTTGTTTATTGTCTATCTCAAAATAAACTATACCATTATTATCTTTACATATATATATCTTACTTTCTTCATTCATAACAGCAGAAAAATAACCCATAGCATTTTTAAAATCTGGATATGTAACATTGAAACTATATAACTTTGTCAATATAGATTTTATATTTTCAGTCATATATTTTTCAAGAATATCTCTACCAGTTAATCTAAGATTAAATTTAGTCTTACCATCATATTTAAGTATACTTGTACTAGAATTCATTTCAAATGAATTAACATTATCATATGTTTTAACCATCTGAAGCAATTTAGTAAACTTAGATATATCATTGATACAAAAAGAATAATCTGATTCACAAGTTATACTATTGGTAGTAAAAAATGTTCTTACTATTTTATTAGTACATCTAATCTCAGTAAAGTCTTTATTACAATTAAATTCACAACCTGGAACTATATTGGCTACGCCATAAAGCATAGCCAATAATTGTTCTACATGATTAACTTTTATCTTCATGCACTATAATCCTTTTCAATATCTGCTATAAGTTTATCTATATCATCTGATGGTGCCGGTGTATTACTGATAGCCGTCGGTGCCGATGTTGATATCAAAGGAGTTTGTTCAACTACTTGTGATACAGCTGGCGATGAATTAACTTCCGAAGTCAAAACTGAAGTTACTGACGGCGCCGGTGATGGTCCAGTATCTATCTCACCTTCATCTTCTTTATCCTGAATTTTATTCAAAACATTATTCTTAATAAATCTATACAGATCTTCGGTATTATAATCAGTAAGAAAATCCTGATCAAATTTCAGATCAATAATTGCTTTCATAACTTGTTCATCTGTTATATTGATAGAACTACGATTTCTTGCAAATTGAACTGCATAATCTTTATATATTTCTGTTTTTGGTGAAACATTAACTATCATATCATAACCATTCTGAACATCAAAAGCATCGAATCCTACAATTTCTTCAGGATTAACTTCTTCTTTAGTTTTAGGATCAACACCGAATATTGCTCTTGTAACGGCGATTCCTATAGTTTTAGGAAATTTACCGATCATAATTTTACCATTATTTTCAGGTTTGACCGGATCATTTACTACGAAGACAGGAGCAAACATATAATATCCACGTCTAATCTTCTTATATAACTCAGTTGCAGAAACTTTACCTTTTTTTTCTTCTATATAAAGTTTATTGCATTCATCACAGACTGGACAAGCTCTAAATCCTTCATTTGTTTCACCAAGAAGATATTCGCTAGTAGGACATGTAACCCAAGCATAATCTCCTTTTTCATCTACTCCATGATGTATATTCTTGATTATAAAAGGATGTTTTCTTTTAGAACCTTCAGGAATTGCAAAAAGCAATCTAAACTTATATGTACAGCTGCTTTTCTTTCCATCTTTCATAACCAAACCAAAATTTACAAAACGTGGATCAGATTCTCTTTTCTGTCCAGAACTATTTTTCTTTTCCATAATTTTACTGATTTCTTTCTTCTTGATTTCATCAAACAACTTTTGCATTGTTGCATTCATTTTGTATTTTTCTCCGTTTTATTATTATTGAATTTACTACCTTATTAATATTATCCGATAAACTTCTAAACTGAACGTTCCGAAGTAAATCTGATCTTATATTATTATAGTTGTCTTTTATACTTTTTAAGTATTCATCTAAAATATCTTTAGGATATTTTTCTATAATATCTAAAAATCCAGGAATTAATGCAAGAAAATACTTTGTAATACTTCCTGCACTGTAATGTTTAGCTACTATAGGAAAATAATTGTTTAAATTCAAATATTTATCAAGCGTATCTATATTATTCATTATACAAAAATCAACTATGAAATTAATATTAGCATAGACTAATTTTAATATAGCTTGCATATCTCCATCCTTACAATTTAACAATGCTATATGATTTTTGTAAACTTTAATACACTTAGGACTATAAAACTCATTTATAGCAATATTACCTTTAAAAAAATTAATATTACAAATTATAAACATTTTAGGATTAATTTGTCCACCAGAAGCTTCAAACCATTCTGTTAATTTTAAAACGTCATTCCATTTAGGATCTTTATGATATTTATCCCAATGTTTAATCGGGCCAGGATAAAATCCACGTTTAAAATTAAACTTCTCTTGATAATAAATTTGATAAACTTCTTCTGGTGTCATAATTTCTTTTTTAATCGTTTTCCTAGTTTAACTATTATTTTATTATTATAGAAGTTTGGATATAATTTTAAAATTAATTTTTGAAGATCAAATTCAGATTCAAATCTTAAATTTTCTATAAGATTATTAATTAATAATTTATCTTTTACAGCAGATTTAAGATATTGTTTAATTTTTTCCGGATCTTCAGTATTATAATAAGAATGTAATCGTTTTATATAAATTTCATCGTCTATCTGATCTATTAGCCAATCTTGTTTTTGATGTTCTAATCCATAAAAATTAAATGTTAATAATTGTTTTTTTCTAAATTTTTTCTTTTTTGTTTTCATAGATTTTCCAATAGGTTATCTATAGATGATTTTTCAGAAATATTAATACCAATTTCTGACATATCTTGTATTAAAAGATTATTATAGTTAATAAAAAATTCAATAACTTTACCTTCATGTCCGCCTAGTCTATTCTTAAGTATAGTTATAGACATTTTATTTGCTTCTCTATCACCATCTGCTTGCCACATTGCACCAATAAAATCTGCAGTAAAAGCTATTCCAGAACTATCTGATATATTATCAAGTCCTACTTCATTACTATAATATCCTCCGCGATTAATCTGACTGGCTGTAATCACTGGAATCTTAAATAAATAACTCAATGATCTTAAATCTTTAGATGTTTCTCCAATACGTTCATAAATACTATCTTTTTTACCGGCATAATTAGGACGAACAAGATTAAGATAATCTATAAGAACTACATCAGGTTTAAACTTAGTGGCTATTATTTTTTCAAGATACTGCTGTATAATATTACTATTCACCGAATTAGGAGGAAATTCCTTTATCAAAAGCTTACCTGTCTTTTCAGACTCTGAAAACTTATTAATTCTTTTCTTAGCTTCATCCAAATTAAATCTTAAAGCGTTAACATCCAATTTACTAAGATGCGCAGATATCCGCTGAGCATAAAATTGTTCATGCAGTTCCATACTAATTATAACTGCATTCAAACCTTGTTTAATAAAATTAACAGCATGATTACCAAGCATTAATGATTTACCAAGACCTGGTTGGCCAAGAAACACAATTAAACATTTACCATCCCGCATATATCCACCATTAGTATAATAATCCAATTGTTTATACCCAGTACTTATTTTACTTTCAGGATTAGCCAAATAATCAATATGTTTATTAAGATCTTTAAAATATTCCAGACCTAAATCTTGATCTATATTAATTCTATCGACTTTCTTAAATGCCTCCATAATACTACTAATATCTTGCTTTTTTTCAAGATCATCAAGAGAACTAAGCACCGCATGATATATATTCTTATTCTTTATAAAATATAAAATATTATCTTTAATCAATGCTTCATCTACAACAGTATCAGCCAAACACATATCTAATGTAGACTTTAAAACAATCAAATTAACCGAAGACTTTAATTGTGAAAATTTTTCTAAAATAGATTCTAATACAGATCTTTCAGGCATTTTCTTATAAGTCCGATAATATTTTATAAGAATAGACAAAATAACAAAAATATTACTATTACTATAATATTTCTTATGATTACAATAATCTTCTATAAGAGTTCTATAATTTACATCATTATAATATTTATTGACAATTAATTTTTCTATTTGATCATCTGGAAGATAAATTGAATTCATCTAAATATTTTTAACCTTATTCTGAATCTTTATTCCATCATGAATACCTTTAATATAAAGTTCTCTGAGTATTTTTATAATATCAGTATCATATTCACATATTTTAATCTTAGCTACTATTTCATTGAACATTTCTATTTGATTAATATGCTTAACTATTTGATTATTTAAAGAAGAAGTTACATAAGTAAGAACTTCAGATGAAGATGAATTTTGTTCTTTTTTAACCGACATTTTAAAAATCCTTTATTTCTTGTTTTATTCTTGTACCTATACCT